ACTTTATGAACTTGCTATGGAGGGTCTGATTGCTCGTGGTGTAGGTGCTGACCCTGCATATCACATTAGGGCTGAAGAAGAACTACAAATCATCAAGGATAAAAACTTTGCTCCTTACTTCTTAGTTGTTCGCAACATGATTAACTGGGCTAAGAAAGAAGGCATTATGGTTGGTCCAGGTCGTGGTTCATCTGCTGGCTCGCTAGTATGTTATGCATTAGGCATTACTGACATTGACCCACTAGAGCATGGTCTTTTATTCTTCCGTTTCATCAATCCAGAACGTAATGACTTTCCAGATATTGATACGGATATCCAAGATTCAAGACGTGAAGATGTCAAAGATTATTTAGTTAGACAGTATAGGCACGTTGCTTCTATTGCCACATTCCTTGAGTTCAAGGGTAAAGGTATGATTAGAGATATTGCTCGTGTGTTAAACATTCCACTACCAGATGTGAACAAGGTTCTCAAACTGGTCGATGACTGGGATGATTATTTAAGGTCTAAGTCTACTCAGGAGTTCCGTGAGAAGTATCCAGAGATTGAACTTTATGGTGAACAAATGCGTGGTCGTATTCGTGGTACTGGTATTCATGCTGCTGGTGTGGTTACTGCTAAGGAACCTATTTTTAAATACGCACCACTAGAGACTAGAACAACTCCAGGTAGCAAGGAACGTATTCCAGTAGTAGCAGTAGACATGGAAGAAGCAGAACGCATTGGTCTAATTAAGATTGATGCTTTGGGTCTTAAAACTTTATCTGTTATTCAAGATACTTTGGCTATCATCAAGGAGCGTACTGGTACTGATGTTGACTTATATAAACTAGATATGAAAGATGCAAATGTATATCGCATGCTTTCTGATGGTTATACTAAGGGCGTATTCCAATGTGAAGCAACACCGTATACTAACTTGCTTGTTAAGATGGGTATCAAAAACTTTTCAGAACTTGCTGCTTCTAACGCCTTGGTTCGTCCAGGTGCTATGAATACAATTGGTAAAGATTATGTTGCTCGTAAACATGGTAAGCAAAATATTGATTACAAACACGAAGTGCTAAAAGCATTCACACAAGAAACCTATGGATGTATTCTATATCAGGAACAAGTTATGCTTGCCTGTGTGGAACTTGGTGGAATGACAATGGCTGAAGCGGATAAAGTTCGTAAGATTATTGGTAAGAAAAAAGATGCTAAAGAGTTTGATGTCTTTAAAGATAAGTTCGTTGCTGGTGCTTCTAGATTCTTAACTCCAAATGCTGCTCAAGACCTTTGGCATGACTTTGAAGCCCACGCTGGATACTCGTTTAACAAGTCTCACGCTGTGGCTTATTCAACAGTTTCTTATTGGACTGCATGGTTAAAGCACAATTATCCTATTGAGTTTATGTATTCATTGCTCAAGAATGAAAGTGATAAAGATGCTCGTACTGAATATTTGATTGAAGCAAAACGTATGGGTATTCCTGTTCGCTTGCCACACATCAACGAATCGGATGTTGATTTTAAAATTGAGGGTAAAGGAATTCGTTTTGGACTATCATCTATTAAGTTTATTAGTGATAACATTGCTAATAAGTATCTTGCCGCTAGACCTTTTGGTTCTTACAAAGAACTAGAAGAGTTTACATTTGGTAAGGGCAATGGTGTTAACAGTCGTGCATTACAGGCTCTACGCCTTGTAGGAGCCGCTACTTTTGAAGACCAACCTAGAAACGATGAAGAAGTTCGTGAGAACCTTTACGAGTATCTTAACCTACCAGAATTTAATACATCAATTCCACAACACTATCACGCATTCATTAATGACGTGGAAGAGTACGAAGAAAAGGGTGCATACATTTTGATGGGTATGATTAAGAATATCAAGCGTGGTGATGGCTGGTCAAGAGTTGAACTGCTAGATAAAACTGGTAGCACTGGAATCTTTGACGAAGCAAATACAACTATTGAAGCAGGTAAAACTTATATAGTTCTTGCAAGTGATAATAGAATTGTTACCGCTATTCCAGCAGATGAGACTAAAGGTAATCTATCTGGGCTGATTAAGATTCTTAACTATCGTCAGTTGCCATACAAAGATGATGAACTATTTGTAGTGTCATTTAAGCCAAGGGTAACTAAGGCTGGCAAAAAAATGGCTTCTCTCGTACTGGCAGACACTAATCGTGATATGCACAGCGTAACAGTATTTCCAACAGCATTCCCAAGGGCTTACATGAAGATTGATGAAGGAAATGTATATAAATTCTCTTTAGGTAAAACTAAAGATGGAACAACAATTATGGAAGATGTAGAAAATGTTTGATGAAGTAGCAAAAGAACTGCACGAAACCGCAGTAGAAAAAGGTTTCTGGGGCATTGCCTATAACAATGATGACAAGGAATCCTTGGATATATTTATGACTAAACAACTAATGATGATTGTGTCAGAAGCGGTAGAGGTTATGGAAGCAATTCGCAAGTCCAAAGGTCCAGAAGAAGTTGCAGACGAGATGGCAGACATTGTTATTCGCACTCTTGACCTGTATGCAGGTTTGCGTAAGTTTGAGTATGTCGATGGAAGTCTTGATGATGCTTTTGAAAAGAAGACTGGCTACAATAAGTCTAGACCAGAAAGACATGGGGTTCGTTTCTAATGACTACATTTGAAGAAGCAATGGCACAACTAGACCCACGCATTCGTAAGCGTTTGACTAATGGTGTTGGTTTTAAAACAGAGTATCAGGCTACGCCTAGTTTTGGACTTAACCGTGCACTTAATGGTGGACTACCTATGGGCAGACAAGTATTGGTTTGGGGAAGCAAGTCTTCTGCTAAGTCTTCACTCTGTCTACAGATGGTCGCTCTGGCTCAGGAAGAAGGCAAGTTGTGTGCTTGGATTGATGCAGAGATGGCTTATTCTGAAGATTGGGCTAAAAGACTTGGGGTAGACACAGATAAACTTATTGTGTCACAAGCCAGAACTATTAATGAGATGGTTGATGTGGGAACTAACCTAATGAATGCAGGGGTAGACTTGATTGTAATTGATTCAATTACATCACTGCTACCTGCTATCTATTTTGAAAAGGATACTGATGAACTTAAACAATTGGAAAACACTAAACAGATTGGTGCGGAGTCTAGAGATTTTAGTAACGCTTGGAAGATGCTTAATTATGCTAATAATAAAGTTAAGCCAACCCTTATGGTTCTTATCTCGCAATCTCGTAACAATATTTCTGCTATGTATACTAGTCAACAGCCTTCAGGCGGTCAGGCTACTAAGTTTTATTCATCAACGGTTATCAAGTTATTCTCTTCCGAATCAGACAATCAAGCAATTAAAGGCAAGATTGCAATTGGCGATAAACTCATTGAAGAAAAGATTGGTAGGAAAGTTCGTTGGGAGATTCAATTTAGCAAGACATCGCCAGCATTCCAATCTGGAGAATACGATTTTTATTTCCGAGGTGATGTTGGGATTGACAGCATTGGTGATTTGGTTGATACTGCCGAGATGATGGGGATTGTAGAACGTACAGGGGCTTGGTATATCCTACCAGATGGAACCAAGTTGCAGGGTAGAGATAAGTTTGTTGCTCGTGTCCGTGAAGACCTAGACCTACAGGATGACATCAAGGCTAGGGTTGTTCGTGGGTAAGTATACAATTTACCAAGGAAAATTTCCTTGCCACACTTGCAGGGTAGAAGTTAAATCAGTTAGATTGTATGCAGTAGAAAAATTACTAACTTGGATGTGTCCAGAAAAACATTTAAATGAAGTCAGTTTAGAAACTAAGAGGAAGAAAGATTATGAGCGAGAGAAGCGAGAGTAAACGTATTAATGCTAAACAGCACAAGAACTCTGGCAGGGGTACTCATAAAGGAGATGCTTCTTGGGAAGGGTTTACTGTTGATTTTAAAGAAGTTGGCAAATCCTTTACCCTGAATAAAGATGTTTGGGCTAAGGCAACTACAGATGCTATTCGTAATAACGATAATCCAGCAATCGTAGTTGTCCTTGGTGAAGAGGGAATTAAAACAAGATTAGCAGTCATTGAGTTATCTTTATTAGAGATGATACTTGACCTACTGCCACCCGATAGTGTATAATAGAACTATAACATTAAGGAAACAAAATGGAATTAACAACACTTGAACAGGTCAATGGTCTTACAGAGATTGCTGACTACATGGATGATGAAGAACTGACTACTGCTCTTACCTTTATTGCTAAGGTAATTCTTAAGCCAGATATTCCTCTTAACGTTGCACAGATAGAAATCGTTCGTTTGCAAGCAATTGCTGCGAAGATGTCCTTCAAAGCCACATGGCTTACTAACGTAGATAAAGGAGACAGAGCGAAAAAGAATATTTACTATACCGCTGCTGAGGCTATTAATAACCTTGTATCGGCTCTTAAATATATTACTCGCTAAGAATACTATGGCAAAAAATTTATTACAACAGGTAATGCTTAAGAAAATTGATTCTAATCCAAATTCTAAGCCATCATTCCTAGACAAACAAGCACTAATTGACAAGATTAATACTGGCTACACGGTCAATCGTGTAGATAAGTTTCAAACAAAGAAAACATTTGCACCAAGCACAATTGCATTTTCTCATGGAGAATGTCCACGCTATTGGTATCTAGCCTTTGAGGGTGCAAACTTTACAGACAACGCTGATGCCTATGGCGGTGCCAACATGACTGCTGGTACAAAGGCACACGAAAGAATTCAAACAGCAATGGGAAATGTTCCTGGTCTGCTTGTGGATTCAGAATTTAAAGTAACATACGATAGCCCACCAATCTTTGGCTATGGAGATGTTATTCTTAATTGGGAAGACCAAGAGTTGCTTGGTGAGATTAAGACAATGCCAAATGAAGGATTTGAGTATCGCAAAAATGCAGGTAAGCCAAAACTGGGTCACATGGTCCAATTGCTTATCTACATGAAGATTCTCAATAGAAGCAAAGCAATCCTGATTTATGAAAACAAGAACAATCACGAACTGTTGATTTTTCCTGTAGAATTAAATCAGTACATGTACGAGTGGGTAGAGAACACTTTTGAGTGGATGAGGAATGTTCGAAAGGCTTGGGAAGATAAAACCCTGCCAGAGAAAAATTATCGTTCTAATTCAAAGATATGCAAGACATGCCCTATACAAGCGGCTTGTGCTTCTGCAGGTTCTGGAGAGATAAAAATTAAATCTCTGGAGCCTTTAAATGAAGAACAAACATTGTAGTTGGTGCGATAAGCAATTCCAAACTAAATTATCTTATCAGATATACTGCTCGCCTGAATGTAGGGAGCAAGCAACTAAAGAAAAGATTGCTGAGAAGTATCTTAAAGATAAAGTTAAAAAACGTGCTGGTAAGATTAGACTTTGTAAATCATGTAGCAAACAATTATCAATGTATACAGAAGAAACTATTTGTCAAATTTGTGAAGTAGTTCCAGATGAAGTTAAAGACACTCTTAAAGAGATTAAGGATATCCTAAATGGTAAAACTAAACTTGACTAAAAAACCAAAAAGATTCTGTGCTATCGATGCTAGTACAAACAGTTTAGCATTTGCTATCTTTGACGATAATAAAATCATTGCTTGTGGCAAGATTAAGTTTGAGGGTGTGTCTACCTATGACAAGGTTATGGATGCCGCTAAGAAAACAAAAGCCTTCTTTGATAAGTTTGATTTTGATACTATCATTATTGAGCACACAGTATTTATGAACAGCCCCAAGACTGCTGCTCAACTGGCTATGGTCCAGGGAGCGTTGCTAGGGGCTGCTTCTATGTCTGGGGTAAAGAAGATTGGCTCTGTGTCACCTATGACATGGCAAAACTTTATTGGTAATAAGAAACTAACTAAAGAAGAAAAGCATGAGATTCAAAAGAAGAATCCAGGTAAGTCTGTGTCTTGGTTTAAAAATGAGGAACGTAGTGTTCGCAAACAAAGAACAATTAACTTTATTAATATAAACTATGATAAGCACTTAGACGATGATGATGTTGCAGATGCTTGTGCTATTGGGCACTGGGCTTTAAAGAACTGGGATAAGGCGTTTGGATACTAATGGCTAATAAATTTTATACAAATGAGGCATGGTTAAAGAAACGTTACCATGTAGACAAGAAGACTCCAGAGCAGATTGCTTTAGAGTGTGGTACTAGCGTAGAAACAATCTATGTTTATCTAGCCAAGTTTAAACTAAGGAAATCAAAGAGATGAAAAAGGTAAAGTCTGTAAAACCAGAGGTAACCAAGTTTAGTAGAGAATATGCCTTACAAGTTGGCAACTTTACTATTGCACAAGGTGATATCATTAAGATAGAGGGAGAACACGGTGGCAAATTTAAGTTTGACGCTGTTGTAACCAATACCGAAAATGGTAAGGTCTGGGTAGATTGTTTTGACGTACACAAGAAGTCTATGGGTGCTTACCGTTCTTATTCTATAGACAGAGTAAAGCGTATACCAACAAAGCGAGGAAAGCGAAAGAAAAATGTCGATTGAAGAATTAACAGTTGAGCATCTAGATGAGATGAACAAGGTTGTGGAGAAGTATCTCCAAGGCGAAGAGCCTACACAAATTTCTAAAGCACTTGCACTACCACGTCAAAAGGTTGTAGCCCACATTAATCAGTGGCGTGTGATGGCTTCTGACAATGCCGCTATTCGTGCTAGGGCAAAGGAAGCCTTGGTTGGTGCAGACACACACTATAACAAACTAATTAGTAAAGCATACGAAGTTATGGATGATGCTACCACTGTTGCTAATCTTGGTGCCAAGACTGCTGCAATTAAACTTGTTATGGATATTGAAAGCAAGCGTATAGACATGCTACAAAAGGCTGGTCTGCTTGAAAATAAAGAACTCGCAGAAGAGATGCTAAATATTGAACACAAACAAGATATTCTTGTTGGAATACTTAGAGATATTGCTAGTGAATATCCACAAATTCGTGATGAAATTATGCGTAGACTTTCGCAGGTATCGAAAGAGCAAGAGGTTATAACCATTGTCAATGTTCAATGATTTCTTTGAAGTTCTTAAAAGCAATGTCTTTGCAGAAGTTCCAGTAGATGTTAAAACATTTGTTGAAGGAGAAGACTACCTCCAGCAACCACCGCTATCACAAATTCAGTATGACATTGTAGAGGCTATGAGCCAAATCTACAAATTAGAAGAAGTCATTGAAATCCTGGGGGATACAGAAGGTCGTAGATACTACAATAAGTATACTAAGAATGAAGTTATCCTACAACTAGGTAAAGGTTCTGGCAAGGACTTTGTTTCTACCGTTGCTTGCTGCTATATCGTTTATAAATTACTTTGTCTTAAAGACCCTGCTCGTTATTTCGGTAAGCCTACTGGTGACGCTATTGATATTATCAACATTGCGATTAACGCACAACAGGCTAAGAACGTTTTTTTCAAAGGCTTTAAGAACAAGATTGAACGCTCACCATGGTTTGCTGGAAAGTATTATGCAAAGGTAGATAGCATCGAGTTTGGTAATGCTATTACTGTTTATTCTGGTCACTCTGAGCGTGAGTCTCACGAAGGTCTTAACCTTATCCTTGCGGTACTAGATGAGATTTCTGGATTTGCTAGTGAAAATACTAATGGAAATGACCAAGGCAAAACTGCTGATAACATCTACAAAGCCTTCCGTGCTTCCGTAGATTCTCGTTTCCCAGACTTAGGGAAGGTAGCCCTGCTATCTTTTCCTCGCTATCCTGGAGACTTTATTTCTCAAAGATATGATGCAGTAATTGCAGACAAAGAAGTTATAACAAAGAAACATAAGTTTGTTATGAATCCAGATTTGCCAGAAGAGACAGAAGGAAACACTTTAGAAATTGAATGGGATGAAGATAATATTCTGGCATATAAATTTCCTGGAATGTTTGCTATTAAAAGACCTACATGGGTAGTTAACCCTACTCGTAAGATTGATGATTTTAAGTTAGCATTCTACACAGACCTTGGAGATGCCATGATGCGTTTTGCCTGTGTCCCCACCTATGCTTCAGATGCTTTCTTTAAACAACAGGAAAAAGTTCGTGCAACCATGACTATAGTAAACCCTATTGATTCTAATAAAAGATTTATGGAGTCGTTTAAACCAGACCCAGACAAAAAATATTTTGTTCATGCTGACCTTGCACAGAAGCACGACAAGTGTGCTGTGGCTATTGCTCACGTTGAGAAGTGGGTAAATGTGCAGGTAGTTAAAGACTATGCACAAGTAATGCCTATCGTAGTAGTAGATGCAGTAGTGTACTGGGAGCCAAAAGTTGAAGGTCCTGTTAACCTTTCTGAAGTAAAACAATGGATTCAGAATCTACGCAGACTAGGATTTGATTTGGGTATGGTTTCCTTTGACCGCTGGCAATCATTTGACATCCAAAATGAATTAAAGTCTGTTGGTATAAAGACTGAGACTGTATCTGTTGCAAAGAAACACTATGAAGATATGGCTATGCTTGTTTATGAAGAACGTCTTGCTATGCCAGCCATAGAACTGTTATTTGAAGAACTTACAGAGTTAAAAATTATGAGGGGTAATCGTGTAGACCACCCTAGAAAGTCTTCTAAGGACCTTGCAGACGCTGTATGTGGTGCTATATTTGGTGCCATCTCCCACACTATAAAAGATAGTAATCAAATGGTTGAGATACATACTTTCCGTGATAGGAAAAAGACTGAAGAGATGCATGAGTTTGACAAACGCAGTATTATTGAAAAAAATAAACCAGAGCAAAAAGATTTAGATGCATACTTTAAACAATTTAATATAAATATAATGTAGTGATATAATTGAACCATGGAGAACCATGACTAAAAACGTAATACCGTTTCATCATCGGGAAAGTGAACATCTACGTTTGCGGAGACCAAGAAACCTATTGCGTAGTCAGAAAAAAATGAGTCTTATTCGTTATCAAACCCAAAGTCGCATGGCTCCTAATAAACAAAATCAAAATTTATCCTACTAAGAATGGTATAATATTCTTGTCAGGCACTTCTGACAGAGGAGAACCCCATGAATAAAACCCTAAAAATCGTGGTAGGCGTAATAGCATCCCTATCATTCATGCTTGCTGCACCAGCAGCATTTGCAGTAACAACCGATGAGTATAATCAAAAGGTGTCTGCTGCTCAGGCTAAAATCAATGACCTACAAAATCAATTGAACAATGCCCAAACTAATCTTGATAGTTGGCAAAACTCTTCTAATGAGCAAGCCAATCTAATTAATGATGCACAAACAGCCGCTACTGAAGCACAAGATGCTTTGGATGTAGCCGCTAATAACTATGCATTAAAAAAGAATGATTACGATACTTGGTATAGCAACGAGGTTGTGATTGCTGAAGGCAAGGTATCAAATGCCATTGATTTATTGAATAATGCCGCTGATGTTGTAGATAGTACATATGAAGACTATGTTATTGCACAAGCAAATGCTGACAGTGCCCAGGTTCAAATGGACCAAGCACAGATTGATTATGATACACAACTAATTAATGCTGGTGGTACTGGCAATACTCCTGGTCTTAAGGTAGATGTTTATACAGGCATTAGTCGTAATGGCAATCCTCCTCAAAAATCTGATACTGCATATACCAAATGTAAAACAACTACTGTAAGCAATATTGATGCTAACTGGGGTGGCGGAGATATTCTTGGTTGTGGTTCAGAATACATTATGATTCACTACAAAGGTTACATTACATATCCAACAACAACTAAAGTTTATTTTCAGGCTCCTGCTGACGATGGTTTTTATATGACAATCAATGGTCAAACAGTTATTAATGACTGGTCGCTAAAGGGTTGTGGGGCTAACTCAACAGGTCTATTCTCATTTACTGGCGGAAAGTCCTATGCCATTGATGCTTGGTTCTATGAGTGGACTGGTGGGGCTTGTTCTAGTCTAACTTATAGACCTGGAACATCTGGTTCTTGGTCAGTGGCACCATCATCTTTCTTCACACAAGATGCTGTAGTAACTATGATTAAGAATCCTGCATTGCTAGTTATTTTAAACAATAAGACTGCTGCTTATGTTTCAGCGGTAGTAACAGAAGAAAATGCTAATCAAATTTATTTAAATGCAGAAAATAATTATGATGGTAAATATCTAAACTATATGATGTTTAGTCAGGATTTGGCTGGCAAAAAATATACACTAAATCAATTAGAAGATGTAATGAATATATATGAAAATAATTGGCAAGATTGTAGTGATGATAAGGCTATTAAAGACGCTGACCTTCGTGATTTGAAAGCACAGTATGGAACTACATTTGAGGCTATTGAAAATGCTGCTAATCAAGTAGATGTTTTAGAAGCACAACTTGCTCAAGCAAAAGTAGATTTAGCAAACATTCCTAAGCCTAGTGCTCAATCACAAAGAAAAAATAAGAAACAGACTATTCGTGCTTATGCAGATGGAGCGTATATGCCTAGACCTACGTTTGTACCTGTCCCAAAATAATTCCCCCAAAGGAATTTGAGGTAAATCCAATCTCAAATATTCCTGGATTGGGGGCAGTATTCAGTGGATTCAATGATGCATTTAATGCATTGAATAACATTGGTGCTGACTTACCCCCTGCTGTTCGTGAAAAAGCACAGAAGGTTGTTGTTTCTGCAATTATCGTTACACAAATTGCGGCTCAGGCTGCTACTATGGCTGCAACAAATGCGGCTACAGCAGCGGCTGCATCAGCAGCAAATGCTGCATCGTCTGGTAGTGGTGGTGGGGATGCCTCTGGCAGTTCATCAGAAGGCTCATCAGGCAGAAGGAGAAAAGAATGAAAGGATTCTTAGTTGATTTGTTAAACCAACTTTGGACATTGCTAGGTATGTTTGTAGCCTGGGTAGTGCTTGAAGGAAGTGCCAAGACAGTAGTTGGATATTGTATTCTTGGAAGTTTGACTCTATGGGCTATTACCTATAGAGCAAGAAACCCTAAAGACAAGGAGGAAGAATAATGAGACTATTCGGTAATGTATTTATGCGTATCGTTGCTACTTTTGTTGCATCTGCACTTGGTGTAGTTGGTGCAGGAACTGTTGCAAGCGGTGTAAGCGGAATTGAAATCCCAGTTTGGTTTAGTGCTGTTATGGGTGGTATTTTGGCGGTAGCCAAAGTTGTAGAACTCCTAGCCCTAGCATTCCTTGAAGATGGCAAACTATCTCGTAATGAGATTAATGCTGCTTTCCGTCAGACTGTTGCTCTTAAAGATGTAAAAGAAGATGTAGAAACATCAAAGAAATAACTTGACAAACCCCTTTCGGTGCCCTATAATAGATATAGACCTGAAAGGGGTTTTTCTATGTCAATGACTTTTGACGAATGGTTGCAGTATGGTTTATCACAGGGCTGGAATGGTCCTGCTGTTTGTGTTATTCACGATGGAACGCCAACTACTGCAGAAGAAGATTGGGGTTTTGACCAAGGTGCAGACCCATGTGTTCATATGATTAGATTGTATGAAGATGAAGCAACCAAATTGGCTGTTGAAGAAAATCATGCTCCGTCTGTATGGCGAGCAACAAACAGTGGTTACACTGTATAATTAAATAGTGATGGGCATTAACTCAGTTGGCAGAGTGTTCGACTGTTAATCGAAATGTCCCTGGTTCGAACCCAGGATGCCCAGCCAAGCGTATGTTGCATAGTGGTAGTGCCCTATCCTTCCAAGTTAGAGGTGCAGGTTCGATTCCTGTCATACGCTCGCATGATTCTGTAACTCAGTTGGTTAGAGTGCCACCCTGTCACGGTGGAAGCCGCCAGTTCAAGTCTGGTCAGAGTCGCCATGCCACCTTAACTCAGCGGTAGAGTGCCATACTTGTAATATGGAGGTCAACAGTTCAAATCTGTTAGGTGGCTCTGATGAATGCTATAATAGTATTACTATGAGCAATCGTAGAATACATCTTGAAAGGAAGTATTATAATGACAGAAAAAGTTGCAGTTTATAAAGAACCATTTCCAAAAGCAAAACGTGGAGATGGTTTTAAGAACATGGCTTCATATCGTACACATCCACATCGTGGTGTTGACTGGTCAGTTCCATCACACAGCCCAATTAAAGGAATCACAGGCGGACATGTTATGGTAACAAAGTGGACAGACGTTCTTGGAAATATTGTTATTCAGTCTACATATGACAAGCACTTCATTCTTTATGCACACCTTGCAAAGCCATCACCTTTAAAGGTTGGCGATGAAGTTGTTGCAGGAGTGACAGTGATTGGCGAAGTAGGTGGCGGTAAGGATACGCCTAGCGGTACAGCCAGTACTGGGGCACATCTCCATGTCACATATGGAATAGTGCAGGACTTAGTATCTGCTGACATTAGCAAACTAAATGACCTATTTGCGGTTCTAGACAAGAAGTAAATTATGCCAACATATAATTTTAAATGCCCAGATTGTGAAAAGATAGCACAAGATGTGAGGACTTTTGAAGATGCTGATAAAGAATTCTTGTGTGAATCTTGCAATGTGCCTATGCACAAAGTTTATTCGGTAGGAGCAATTAAATTTAATGGTGGAGGATTTTACTCAAATGACAAGTAATACAATTGAACAAAGAGAGTGGGTGCTGGCAGTTGCAGACCGTTGTGATGTTTGCGGTGCCCAGGCTCTTGTTCAAACAATAGGAACAACAGGCGATTTGCTTTTCTGTGCCCATCACTACGAGGATATTCTGAATAACGAGAAAGCACAAAAAACAATGAACCAGTTCGCTTATCAGGTTATTGATGAACGTGAAAAATTAAGAAGTTGATGTTATGGAATATATTCTTGGTTCAATTATAACCTTGTTAAGTTTGTTTGTGTTTAGTAAAATGATAAACAAAACAACACAAGTTAAAGGACCTACTCCAATTTTTAGTCAAAGTAGGGCTGTCTATTTGGTTAAAGAATATGTTAAGGAAATTATTAAAGCAAAAGAAAAACCAAAAACACAATCAACAGAACATGTTAAGAAGAATTCTTTTAAGGCTTTTTTCTGGGAAAATAATGTTTATTGGATTGAAAATGGATTTTTGGTTACAGCAAAATTAGTTAACAAACAAATTGATGAATCTACCAAGAAAAGGGTTGACACACATACACTAAATAAGGTAGAATTAGATAAGATAACTTTTATCGTAGATAAATTAACAGAAGGAAATAAGAATGATAGTGGGAATCCAGGGAAGTAAGACTTTCAATGATTACAATGTATTCCTGAGAGCAATGGGGGTGGCTTTATCAAGCCTACCCGAAAATGATACTGAAATCCTTATTGCTTCTGCTGGACCATTGAACATCAATAATATGGCAATGGAATTTGTGAACATTTCAGAACGTAGCCTAAAGGCTCGTGGAATCAGGATTAAGTTAATCAAGGTTCCTCCTACATGGATTAAAAGTAATATCCATGACATTAAATACTTTGCTTATTTTAGCAAACCAAAAGAACCTGTATCTGAACTTGTAGATTTGGCAGAAGCCAAAGATATTTCAGTTGGGGTTTATCGTTACTAACGAAAGGGTGATTATGTTAATTAAATCACTAGAACAAATGGAAACAATTGTAGAAAACAATAAGTTTCTATCGTGGGATGGCTGGACAGTTGTAGAACTGAGAAAGTCTGCAATGGCATGGCTAAAACCTAATGCTAAATTCATTAAGCACGAATGGCATACCGCTAATCGTTTTGATGTCGATGAGAGTGGTTGGAATATACCTTCTAGTTTGGTAAAGAAGAATGGCGAATGAAAATTGGAAAGATAAAGCACTCTGTAATGGTGACGATGTAAATTTATTTTTTGATTCATATGAAAAAGATGTAGAAATTAGAAAAGAAACTGATTCGCTTTGTTCTATATGTCCAATGGCTAGAATATGTTTTGCAGTTGGAGTTTCACAAAAAGCATATGGAGTTTGGGGCGGCATTTACTTGGACAAGGGTAAGGTCTCAAGAGAATTTAACAATCACAAGAGTAAGCAAGACTGGGCTGACACTTGGCAAAATTTAACAATAGATAAGGAGTATTGATGTATACACCAGAAATGGCAACAGCATTTAAAGCAATCATACCACCAGAAAATTTTGGGGTAGTTATTCTGGAAAATCCAGATTTTATAACAATTCAAATAGAACCAACAGAGTTGTTAGACCTATCGGAAGATAGAAAGCAAAGCATCGTTAAATATATTAATGATGTAAAACTTGCTCTTGAAAATCTTAATGCAAGAGTTTATATTGTAAGAAAAGCATTGGAAGAATAATGAACATTGTTAATCTAATTACTTTTGTGATATTATTCTTTACTATTTTAGGATTGCTATTTTTAATCATAAAATCAAATGTACAAAAGAAGAATATTACTGCAATGTATATTCAAGGTGAATTAGATAAATATTCAATTATAAAAAAATTAGAAGAAGTATCTAATGAATTATCTATAGCAAAATTGTCCGAATCAGATGGTTTTATTAAGTTTATTTCACAATCTCGTGACTGGGCTTTTCAATATATCGAAGAAGTTCAATCTGCTTTGAAAGAGTTTGATAGTGAAGTTGTTCATAAATTTGAGTGGGCAAAAACATATGGGATAGTCACCAATGGTGGAACACATAGTAAAGTATTAAATGAAATTTCTATGGCATACGAAAAACTAAAATCAGTATTGCCAGAGAATACCGAAACGCCTAATAATTAGGCATTAAACAAGGAGAAATAAAAATGAGTACAACTCAACTAAAGGCACTGCTTGCATCATATTTGCGTAGCATCCTATCCGCTGTAGTCGCACTATACTTGGCTGGCGTTACAGACCCAAAGACCTTGGCTTGGTCATTGGTTGCTGCATTGCTACCAGTTGCAACTAGAGCGGTCAATCCAAAAGACAAGGCATTTGGTATCGTTCCATCTGCTGAAATTGTTGCAGAGGCTCTTAAGGATGTAAAGGTTACCAAGGCACCTGCTGCCAAGAAGCCAGTACCTAAGACTACAACAGTTAAGAAGACAACTACAAAGAAGTAATCTTAATAAGCATTAAGGGACAGGTTGCAAAACTTGTCCTTTTTTGCTATAATAAATATGTACCTGCCAATCGGGGGTATAAAATAACTCGCTTAAAAGGAGATGATATAAATGGTAATCTATACAGACCCATTCGCAGCACTTAGTCAGGAATTTGATAAGATGTTTGCACAACCAACCAGGGCTACCTATCCGCCCTACAACGTAATCCACTCAAAGGAAAAGAACGAATGGTATCTTGAATTCGCTCTAGCAGGATTTGAAAAAGATGACGTTACAATCACAACAGATAAGAACGTTTTGATTGTTGCTGGTGAAACAAAAGAAGACAAGGAACTACCAGAGGATATCCGTTATGTTTACAAGGGTATTGCTGGTCGTAAGTTCACTCGTTCTTTTACTCTACCAGAATATGCTGAGGTCGCTAAGGCTGAACTGAAGCACGGTATTCTGACTATTGATTTAGTTATCAATGTTCCAGAGGAAAAGAAACCTAAGACTATTACTATTAAGTAAGTCGGAAGTCCTGGGTATGACTTTAAACTGCCCAAATTGTATGCTATAATATGTATAT